AAGGTATTCTTTCTGAAGTTAATCTTTTAAATGCAAAACTTCTTTACACAAACAAATTGTTCCGCAATTTTGAATTATCAGAAAATCAAAAAATGAAAGTAATTGAAAACTTTGATAGAGCTGGTAATACAAGAGAAGTAAAATTAGTATTTACAACATTGGCTGAATCATTTAAACGTCCTACAATGAAAAAACGAGTGGTTAAAGAATCTTATGCATCAAAACCGACAGCAACAACTGCGCCTGCAAAAGAATCAACACAAGTTTTATCTGAAGGATTTGAATTAGCAAATCGTTGGAAAAAATTAGCAGGATTATTGTAAAACAAAAAAAAAACAAAAACAAAGGAAAAACGATGAGTATTTCAAACTTACTTCAAACAAATGACTTTGTTCAAAGAAACAATGCAAAAGCTTTATCTGCAAAGTGGGAAAGAACAGGTCTATTAGAAGGTCTTCGTGGTGAGACCGAAAGAGCCGGAATGGCACAATTGCTTGAAAACCAAGCACGTCAATTAGTAAAAGAATCATCTGGAACAGGTACACAAGCTGGTTCAGAAGAGTGGGCAGGTGTAGCACTTCCATTGGTACGTCGTATTTTTGCTGAATTTGCAGCAAAAGAATTCGTTTCAGTTCAACCAATGAATTTGCCATCAGGTCTTATTTTCTATCTTGATTTCAAATATGGTACATCAGTTCCAGGATTTAATGATGATAATAATAACAGAACAGGTGATCCATTTGGAAATCCTAACGCATTAGATTCAATGTTTGGTGTTACTACAACTGGTAGTGATGCAGCTGGCGGTCTTTATGGTGCAGGTCGTTTTGGATATTCAATTCCTTATACTACCGTAGCGTCAAGTGCTAATGCGGCAACAGGATCTGCTCCAGGTTCTGGATCTGTAAATTTTGACGGTAATTTTACCACTGCGTTATCTAGCTATAAATTAGTTAGCGTTAATGTTCCAACTGATGCTGATTTATATGCAGTACGTTCATGGACATTTGCTTCTGGTTCAACTGGTACTGAAATTATCCCAATTCAAGCATTTTCAACAATTGACAGTAATTACACTGCATCATTTGTTGTAACAACCACTCAAGCTACTGCTATTCAACTTGCAATTAGTGCATCTAACTTTAGCTTGAACTATAGCAAACAACCTACCGATATTACACGTGGTGATTTTGAAGATAAAAATCCATTCAAAGGATCTGGAACTAATACAGGTATTGATGATGGTACGGATATCGATATCCCAGAAATTAACCTTGAAATGCAATCAGAACCAATCGTTGCTAAAACACGTAAGTTGAAAGCAGTTTGGACACCTGAATTTGCTCAAGATTTAAATGCATACCACTCAATTGATGCCGAAGCTGAATTGACTTCAATGTTGTCTGAATATGTATCAATGGAAATCGATCTTGAAATCCTTGATATGTTGATTTCAGCAGCTCCAACAACTGAGTATTGGTCAGCATTAAACAACAACATCTGGAATGGAACTGGATTCACTCAAGTAGGCGCAGGAACACCTGGTTTAGCTGGTGATGGTTTCTATAACACTCAAGGTGGTTGGTTCCAAACTTTAGGTACCAAACTTCAAAAAGTATCTAATAAAATTCACCAAAAAACATTACGTGGTGGTGCTAACTTCTTAGTAACTTCTCCTGCAGTTGCAACTATCCTTGAGTCTATCCCAGGATTTGCTGCAGATACAGATGGAACTAAAATGGAATTTGCTGCTGGTGTTCAAAAAATTGGTTCAATTAACAACCGTTATACAGTATACAAAAACCCATACATGTTAGAGAATGTAATCCTTATGGGATTCCGTGGTGCACAGTTCCTTGAAACAGGTGCTGTATTTAGCCCATATATTCCGTTGATTATGACTCCGCTTGTATACGATCCAGTGAACTTCACTCCACGTAAAGGTGTTATGACACGTTACGCGAAGAAAGTAGTTCGTCCTGAATTCTACGGAAAAGTATACGTTCACGGTCTTAACACGCTTTAATAGTTAACTTCGATTAGCTTTTATATTTAACGAATTAACTAATTAAAAGAGAAAGGGTGGCTTCGGTCACCCTTTTTTACTGGTTGTATATTTATATTAAAATGATAATATGGCAGTAGAAAGACACAAATACGAAATGTTTGCAGAAATACGATATGCAGGTCGTCTTATTGATGTATTAGATCGGATTCGAGCTATACGATTAGTTTTAATGGTACATATAGAACGAGACTTAGGTCCGGATAAAGAATTAATTAAAATAAAAGTTATGACTCCATATCCGCCGAAAGAAACATTTTTTGCTATACGAAAAATGTGTTTAGGTAAAATTGAAACATTGAAGGATATGACATTGCAACAATCGACGCTTACAAAATTATTTTAATTAAAAAGGTTAGTTATGGCTACACAAAATCGGGAAAAAACTCCACCTAAAACTGATATTAAATTTTCAATAACATTATCAGAAGAACAAAAACAAGCAAAATCAAAAATTATAGAAACTCCATTTAATTTTATATTAGGCAAAGCTGGATCTGGTAAAACATTGTTAGCAGTTCAAGTTGCATTAGATATGTTTTTTAAACGACAAATTAATAAAATTATCATAACACGTCCTACCGTATCAAATGAAGATAATGGATTTCTTCCTGGTTCATTAGCAGAAAAAATGGATCCATGGTTAGTTCCATTGCGTAGCAATATGCGTAAGGTTTATAATAAACCAGAAATATTAGACAAAATGGAAAAAGAAGAAAATATTGAATTAGTTTCATTAGCACACTTCCGAGGGCGTACATTTGATCATGCAGTTTGTATCGTAGACGAATTTCAAAACTTAACTAAACAACAACTTCAAATGGTTGTTTCTAGATTGGGTAAAGATAGTATCATGATACTTACGGGTGATAGATATCAAATAGATTTAAAGTTTGCAAATGATTCAGCAGTGCACGAAGTACCTAAATTGACAAAATCACAATATGTAAATGAAATTATATTATTAGATAATCATCGTCACGAATCATTAAATGAAATTTTAAAACTTCTAAATGAAACGTATTGATATTTATATAAAAAAGGAGCATAATGGATTACAGCGTTCAAAAACCAATATGGCCCGGGTCTAGTTCATTTCAGCCCGGTGATACTCCTTTTGGATTTTTTGATAATGATGCTGTGTTTCAACAACATGCTGACAAATTTGCCAAATTAGCTGCCCAAACATTGGGATATCCAATCATGGATGTAGAATTGCAAGATATTAATTTTTATACGGCATTTGAAGCAGCAATTGTTGAGTATTCAAATCAAGTTAATCAAGTTAATATTGTTAATAATTTAGTTAACACTTTAGGTATAAAAACAGAATCTGCATTTTTAACAGATGAAAGTTTTACCGGCGCATTAGTTGGAAATTCATTTGGATATATAACTAAGCTTTCAAAAGCATATGGCACTGAAGCAGATTCTGGAGGAACATTATCTTGGAAAACTGCAAGAATTGATGTTGAGCCAGGACAACAAACATATAATTTAATAACCGCAATATCAAAATCTTTAGGATTAGTATTATCATCAGGGTCAATTGAAGTAAAACGAGTACTTCATAATCCACCCCCTGCCATTGTAAGATACTTTGACCCGTTTGTAGGAACAGGTTTAGGTTCTCAACAATTACTCGATGCATTTGATTTTGGAGGATTTTCTCCGTCAGTATCATTTATGATGATGCCAATTAATGCAGATTTATTTAGATTGCAAGCAATTGAATTTAATGATACTGTAAGAAAATCTAGCTATTCATTTGAGCTACATGGAGATGATATTAAATTTTGGCCAGTTCCAGTTGCCCCAACCGGATCAAGCTCAGCAACACCATACTTTAAAAATGTATATGTAGATTTTATAGTTACAGAAGATAAAGACAATCAAAGCGTATTATTTGGCAATACAGCACTTTTAAACGATGTTGTAAGTGACGCATCAAATATACCATATACATATCAAACATACAGTAACATTAATGATATGGGGCGTGCGTGGATTTTTAAATACGGTACGGCGCTTGCAAAAGAAATGTTAGGATTTGTACGGGGTAAATACAGTAGTGTTCCCATTCCAAATGGTGAAGTAACACTTAATGGAGGTGATTTAACATCACAAGGTCAATCTGAAAAAGAAACGCTTATAACGCAATTGCGAGAATTTTTAGATAAATTAACTAAAGAAAACATGATGACTCGTCAAAATGCTGAATCGACTCAAATGCATGAGATGTTAGCAAAAGTTCCATTAAAAATTTATGTTGGATAAGGGGGAATTACATGGCACTTTTTGGCAGTCAACGAGATGCAAAATTTTTAGCAGCAATTAATTCAGAATTAATTAATGCAATCATTGATACTGAGATTCTTTATTACAAATTAATTGTAGAACAAAGCGATTCAAATATTTATGGCGAATCTGAACAAAAAAGCTTTTACAATTCTATTTTAATGCCTTGCATTATAACTAAAGAAAATAAATCAGCAACAATGGATGATTATGGACATTCATATACTAGAACGGCACAATTTGCATTGTCTCGAGATTTATTAGAAACCGTTACATTGTATCCCGAAGTTGGTGATATTATATTTTGGGACAATGAATATTATGAAATTGATAATGTAGAATCAAATCAATATTTTGTAGGTAAGAATCCAGATACATGGCCAAATGGAAATACATATGGATATAGTGTTTCAGTATTATGTGATGCACATACAACTCGTCAAACACCACAAAATATTACCGATATACGTCGAGGGGGTAGTAATCAATCTCCCGCATTTAGGAAAGGAATCTAATGCCTAGACTGAATAAAAAAAATATCGATCGCAAAACAAACAAACCAAGTTTGGATATTGTAGAAAGTATACGAGGCGATCGTGTTTTAGATCGATCTATGCAAACACGACGAGATGATGACGTAATTCGTTCGCCAAAAAGAACATTATATGATGTAGATTATGCCATTAAATGGTATGTTGAAAATGAAATTCAACCGCAAATTAAAGCACAACAAACTATTATATCAGTACCAGTAATTTATGCAAATGGTGAAAAGTGGGACAATGTACAGCGCCTAGGATATTTACGCGATGAAAAAGGCATGTTACAGTCACCATTAATTATGTTAAAAAGAAGTTCGGTAGCAGAACGAGATTCATTTAAAACATTGGATGTCAATTGGCCACAAGCTGGAAATCAAATTGTATATCGACAAAGATATAATGAAAAAAATCGTTATGAAGATGAATTATTTCCAATACCACTTCAACAACCACAATCATCACAACAAGTAATGATTGTTGATATCCCAAAATATGTAACTGTTGAATATGAAATGTTAGTTTGGTGTGATTTTACTACACAACTTAATGAATTAGTAGATCAAATATTTACATACAGCCGATTTGCTTGGGGAAATGAATCAAATAAATTTGCAACAACAATTGGATCAATATCATTCGAAACCGTAAATACCGTTGGCGAAGATCGTTTGGTTCGTGCAACATTACCGTTAACGGTGCAAGCAACTTTACTTTCTGGTCAAGAAGCTAGAATATCAACGTTGAAAAAAATGTATTCCGTAAAACGAGTTACGTTTGATATAGTAGTCGATGTTGAACAAAATATATTTGAATCGATTGCATTACCAACTGCAATATTACAACAACAAGCTAATATATTTTCTGGAGGACAGGTTGTTGCTAATACTCCATCTGGAGCTATAACAATTAATGCACAAGTAATGTCATACTTAACCGAATTAACTGAAGAGATTGCAACATATTCAAATGCAACTACGATAACTATTCCGGCATTAGCAGCAGTTAATCCGGTTACCTTTGCAGTTGCATCTAAAAATGAATTTGATGTATTTATCAATGGTCAGTATATTGATAAAATAGTATATACATGGACGCCTAGTGACATTACATCACAAACAATTGTTTTTGATACTACAGAATTAGGATATACACTTAGTGCAACTGATGTCATTGTAGTTAAAGGGAGATGGGCATAATGGCAAGGCAGTTTAAGCCCGGACAATTACAAACCGGATCTTTATTTAATATTTCTTCTAGTTATGCATTAACTGCATCATTTGCTTTAAACGGCGGCGGCGGCGGAGGCACGTTTCCATTTTCCGGTAGTGCAGTTATAACTGGATCATTGGAAATTAAAAGTGACGTAAACAATATATTTTTAATAAAAAATTTTAACAATCAACCCGTATTAACAGTATCACAAAGTGGTGTCGTCGTAGTAGCAACACAAAGTGCAGAACTAACAGGCACAGCACCAAATGGCGGAATATATTTTACGTCTGGATCATTTTTTGTAGGTTTAGATTGATGCATATATTTATAATAAAATAGGAAAATAAATGGCAACTTGGAAAAAAGTAGTAGTATCGGGTAGTAACATATCACAATTAAATAATGATGCTGGATATTTAACACCATCATCGGTTCGATCGTTCGCAACGATGTCAATTAATGGAATTGACGTATTAG